CGCGATTCCATGTAACAGAAGCGGAAAAGCATCTGGAAATGGATCTGGGCAATGGGGATATCCTGCATGGGTATGTGGATGCGATTGCGGATGATGGGCACATCGTAGAACATAAAACGGTTGGATCTGATATCACGGAACAATACGAATATAATCTGCAATGGGATGAACAGATTCTTGCCTATATGCTTCTTACAGGCAAGCGCAAAGTGTGGTACACAGTATGCCGCAGGCCTACAATCCGCCAGAAGCAGAATGAATCCGATGAAGATTTTTATAATCGCATGGTTGAATGGTATGATACCGATACGGATTCAAAGATAAGGCTTCTGGAAATTGAACGCACGGATGATGAAGTGGAAGCATTCAAGGCGGAATTGATGCGCATGATAGACGATATGCGGAATGCATCGCATTTTTACAAAAACACTTGTCATTGCAATATGTACGGGCGGCGATGTGAGTATTCATCAATATGCCTGCATTATGATCCGAATCAGCAATATCTTGAATTTATGAAGGAGGGCAAAACAGATGGAATTGAAGAAGATTGAAGCGAATAATCTGCCGTATACTGCATTGTTATATTGCAAGACAGGCGGCGGAAAAAGTACGGCGATCGGATTGATCGCGGAGGCAAGCGAAGGCAATACACTTGTGCTTGATGTGGATCGTACAATAACGCGCACACTTGCGAAGGGTGAGATCGTAAAGGATACCTCAAAAGTGCTTGTGCAGGAAATCGATAATGTGCATACATTCGATGCATGGACGCGGACAATCAAAGAGATCACGCCAGAATTCTTGAAGGAAAACGATATTCGCACGGTTGCCGTGGATAATGTATCAGAACTTGAAAGATGTATTCTTTCGGATCTGGGCGCACAGGGGAAGAACAAAGGCGTGCCCGCAATGGCGGATTATCAGTATATGCAGTTTAAACTTGTAAATTCCCTGCGGTATATGAAAAATTGGGGCGTGAATATCATCTGGACAGCATGGGAAACGGCGGAAGCATTCACGCATCCCGATGGCACGCAATACACAAGGCTTTTGCCGAAGATATCCGCGAAGATTGTTGATAATATTTGCGGCCTGTGTGATATTGTGGGATGGATCGGCGTGAACAAGGACGGGGAGCATATGATCCTTCTGGAGGCCACGCAGAACATTCATGCGAAGAATCAAGTTGATGCACGGAAATCCTGCAAGGTGGAAGATTTCATTGTGAAGAAGGAAGGTGATTGATATGAATGAATGCCCGTATAGAATTGAGATCGAACAGAATGGCGGCAAAGTGGGATTTGAATTCAATCGTTTCGATGATGCCCGCGATTTCGCAGATACTTGCTTTGAAGTCTGCGATAACAATACAAAGATCATAATCATCAAAAAGGAGGACAAATAATCATGGCGTGGGATTATAAAAGAGAAGAATCAAGATCATTCAGCACAAGGATACCAGAGGGGAAGCATCGTGTGAGGATCAAGGAGGCGGAAAAGGCCGTTTCAAAGAGTGGCAATGATATGCTTGTGATCCAGATGGAAGTGAGCGGATATGAAGGGATCCTGTATCATTACATCGTTTTTATGCAGGATAGGCCCGAAATCACAAACAGAATGCTTACACAGTTTTTTGATTCATTCAAGGATATTCCCGAAGGGGAATTTGATACATCAAAGTGGGTTGGCAAGGTTGGTGCTTGTGCCGTGAAGCATGAAGAATACAATGGCAATATCAATGCGAAGGTTGCCTATTTTATCGGCAAGGATAAGCAGGCAGATCTTCCCGCATGGAAGGATCATATCGTCACGGCAAACACCGATGCAGATGGTTTTATGAAGGTATCGGATGAGGATATGGAGGATATGCCGTTTTGAACAATAAGCGCATCGGCACGGCATTTGAACGCGAAATGTGCGGCATTCTGGCGGCGCAGGGGTATTGGGTGCACTTCATTGTGCCCGATGCCCGCGGCGCACAGCCGTTTGATATCATCGCCGTTAAGGATGGGCACGCGGTTGCGATCGATTGCAAAACTTGCGCGGCGGATACATTCAGCATTGCAAGGCTTGAAGAAAATCAGATCATGGCATTCAATCGATGGATATCCTGCGGGAATGATATGCCGATTATTGCCGTAAAACATGAGGATCATATATATCGTATCCGATACGATGAATTGATCCAGAAGCAAAAAATCAAATTGAGGGATGAAGATGAAGGATAACATAAAATATATATTGTTGATATTTTTTGCGGGAATCATCTGTGCGGAATCATTGGCGATTCACAGGGATCAAACGCAGATCAATTCCCTGTTGTGTAACATTGATGTGATGGCGGGTACGATAGATCATCTGAATGCGGAAAACAAGGCATTGCAGGAGATCCCGCCCGTGGAAGTGGAACATACTGTATATGTATATGATCCACAGCCAGAATTCACATTCACAGAAGAAGAAATGATGATTATGGCGGGCGTTGTGCACGCGGAGGCGGGGAATCAAGATCTTCTGGGGCGCAGGCTTGTGGCGGATGTGATATTGAACCGCATCGAAAATACCAGATTTCCCGATACTGTATACGGGGTTATATACCAAAGCGGGCAATTCAGCAGGCCCGCAACGAAAATCGATAATGAAGATATACAGGCCGTGATGATGGAATGCCAGAAGCGCGTGGATACGAATGTGCTGTGGTTTCGTACAAAACAATATCACAAGATCGGGGATCCCATATATCAGCACGGGGCGCATTATTTCAGCGGGGAGATATAAAGAATGGATAGGGGTTTGCTATCGTGGCAGGAAAAGAAATGGGCATATGAAAGATGGTGCGAAGGGTATTCTGCAATGGAGATATCAGAAGCATTATTTGTTTGTGAGAAAACCGTGCAACGGGTATTGAAGGGCAAGGATCGCACAAGGCCGATATTGCATTATGATTTCGCACAGGAGGGCAGGCGAATGAATCCAGAACAGACAAGCGCATATTTCAAAGGCATGGAAGATGGGCATGATTATGCCCGTAATGAATGGCACATAAAGCCGCCAGAAGATTTCGGAGAATACTTGATTACATTCACGGCAATTTTGGGCGGCAGGAGATCGAAGCGATTGATTGATATATCTGAATATGATGGCACATGGGATGTGGCGCACATTCAGCGATATGGATACAAAGATATAAAGATCCTTGCATGGATGGAATTGCCAGAAGCATACAAGGGATGATGATATGCAGATCATTGTGGATGAAAAGATAAAGATCACAGATCCCACGCCCACAATTCGGGATTGGTGCAAGCAGAATCTTGTGATTGAGAATCCCGAATACTTCAAAAAAGAAAAAATGGGCAAATGGGTAGGCAATACGCCGAAATATATCCATTTGTATGAGATAATCGGCAATGAATGGCGTTTGCCTTTCGGATGCCTGCACAATATCTGGAAGATGTGCGTGCGTGGCGTGCCGTGGGATGTGCGTATTACGCCCATACGGGCGTTTGAATACGATTCGCATATAAATCTGTACCCGTATCAACAAAAAGCCGTATATGAGGCGATACGGCGCAAGAATGGCGTGCTTGTGATGCCGTGCGGATCGGGCAAAACGCAATGCGGATTGGAGATCATCGCACAGATCGGCGGCAGGGCGTTGTGGTTGACGCATACACAGGATCTTCTGAATCAATCAAGGAAGCGGGCGGAAGCCGTATATGGGCGCACAGGATGCGGCACGATCACGGCGGGCAAGGTGGATATCGGCGAAGGCATTACATTTGCCACGGTGCAAACATTGGCAAAGATTGACATAACGCAATATCGGGATTATTGGGATGTCATAATTGTTGACGAATGTCAACATTGCGCAGGCACGCCCACGCGCGTCACGCAGTTTTACAAGGTTATAAGCGGATTATGCGCCAGATACAAGATCGGATTAACGGCAACGCCTTTCCGTGCGGATGGCCTTGAATTATCGATGTATGCCCTTCTGGGCGGCATTGTGCATGAAGTGACGCGGGAAGAAGTGGCGCATACCACTTGCCCGATTAAGATCCTGCAACTTGATACAAATTGGTATCCTGCGGATGATGTATTGGGATTCGATGGCATCATAGATTACAGTAAAGTGATTGACAGTTTGACGCATGATGAAGCGCGTTTTTATCTTGTTGCGGGATATGTGGGCGGCCTTGATGGGCCTGCGATTGTTTTGGCGAATCGCGTGGAATATCTGCAACGGATGGCGGCACTTGTGGGAACGGATACGGAAGATCTGTACGGGATCCCGCAGAATGATGCGAAGCGCGTGATGTGTTTATCTGGAATGGGGCAAAGCAAAAAGGCGAAGGCAGAACGCAAGGAAGCCTTGCGGAAACTGAATGAAGGTGAACTTGATGTGGTCTTTGCAACATATCAACTTGCGAAAGAAGGCCTTGATGTGCCGAATCTGCGGTATGTAGTGCTTGCAACGCCCGAAAAGGATGAAACAACCGTGATTCAATCTGTGGGGCGCGTAGGGCGCAAGGCGGATGGCAAGGAATGTGGCGAAGTATTGGATTTTGTTGATTCTTTCGGGATGTATAAGCGATGGGCGGCAAAAAGACGCGGATATTATCGAAAGATCGGCGCGGAGGTACAGGGATGAATTGCCCGAATTGTGGAAAAGATAACAATATTGTATACGGCGGGAAGGATATCGATTTGGGGAAATATAAGCGATATCGCAAATGCTTATCCTGCGGCGATCGTTTCACATCGATTGAAATATATGTGGAAAATCCGCGGCAGAAAATAAAATTGAAAAAATTATCAAAAAATGTTTGACATACCGAGATAAAAGTGATATTCTGTTTACAGCAACAGCAAATATCACTTTTTTCGGAGGGCAAAAACATGAAAAGAACATACAACCGCACGATGATAATCGGAGATCTGGAAAAGGCAACCGTAAGGGTTTATATCTATCACGGCACGAAGTATGAAGATCACGAAGAACTTGCAACCGCAGAATATACAGGCGTTACATCATGGGATATCATCGAAGGCGGGGAAGAAGCAAAGGAAATCGAAAAGGATGCGGATCGCATCGATGAAAATCACGAATATCTGGTATTGCATCTGAATAACGGCGAAACGGCAACATTCCGCAACAGCCATGTGGATATGTTCATAAGATAAAGATAACACAGCACGCGGGCCTTATGGCCCGCAGGGATAAGGCAAAAGGAGGGCAGGAAAATGAGAAAAGGAACAATCGTGAAATACATCGGAAAAGATGAAATCGCAAAAGGCATGACATTCAGAGTTATACGCAGAAGGGGCAATTTGATTGAGGTACATTTTCCGATAAGGTATTGCGATGGAAGCATTCATGCAAGCGCATCAAATCAGCCGATAACAGATTTTGAAATTGTAAGATGATATAAACAGGAGGGCAAAACGATGGCAACAAAGGTTACATTAAAAGGCAACACATTCGGAATCAAGGAAGTATTGAAGGGGTTGAAATTCAGATGGGATCCTAAAGCAAAAGCATGGTATGGATTCTTTGATGATAGGCAGGAAGCCGCAGAAATCGCATCCAGATGGATCAAGGAAGGCGTGTATGGCACACTTGAAGAAGTGGCATCCCGCGAGGCAACGAAAGAAAAAAGATATATGATAAAGGAATCATGGATCTTCAATCTGGAAGCAATGTATGATAAATGTTATGTTTTGGCGGATGATATCAATGCGGGCAGGATCGCAACGCCCTTCAAAGTGGCAAACACAACAATCAATGATGCCTGTGATCTTTATGATCTTGTTGATGAAGCATATGCGCTGAAGGATGCGGCGTGCCGCGGTGGGGTTACAAGTAAACAGTACGGCAGGATCATGGAAATCGTGGGATGGCGCATCGAAGCCAGATATGCAACTTGTATGGCGGCAGGAATGGATGAAGCCGATGCAGGCAGATGTTTTGAGGATATGTGAAAGGAGGGCAAAAG